TTATCAAAAAAACGGCTTAAAAGGGGTTTTTATCGCCTTTTGAGGGCATTTCTTCGCACAATCTGCGGATGGTTTCATTCAATGCGTCAATTTCTAACATCTTATTGATAGCCCATGCCCGTTTTTGCCCATGCCATCCAAGCACTGGGTTTCTGTGGCAATCAACGCATAGAGCAATGCAGGTGTACTGTAAACCTTGTTTGTAGTGATGGGCTTCACTGGGTGGAGGCGCTTCACATACTGAGCATGGGAGGCTTTTAACCCTTGCAAGATGTAATCTCTCTCTTGCGTTTAATTTGTTGTTCATTGAGTGGCTTTTTGCTCGATACGGGCTGAATATTGGGCGGTTCTCCAGCACTCGACCTTGGCTTGTGCGGCTGTCATTAGCCAGCGATAGCGTTCCTCTATTTCAACGGCTGCCCTGATTCCTTCGAGTATCTCTACATATTCGGGGTGAGCATAAGCAAATGTGTCCTGTTTTCCAAGTACTTCAGTACCTGCAAGGCTTTTCAGTTGTGCGTGTTTTGAGCGCCTAAATTCCTCAAGGTACATACGATCAGACTTAGCCTTGGCATATAAAGGGGCTGTTTTTATGATGAACTCTATCGCAAGTGTAGGCTCGTTCATTTGATCTCCCGTTCATAGTGTCGATATATAGGGGCTAGTTCACTTCTCCCGCATCTTCTACCATGCTCGTTAGCCTCTTGCAAAGCCTGAAAAGCCCATTTGCAGTTAGTACATACCCAATATGGTGGGTTGCCTGGTGCGTCTTTCTTTTGTTCAATCATAGGTAACGACCCTTTGTCGAATAATTTTGGCGCAATCTTGAATAGTTGTCATCTCTACTTGGGCAAATTCTGGTTGATCGTGCCACTCTAAGGTCATGCTTTCGACCAGTTTTGCGTCTTCCTCTCTCTGTTGTTTAGCGACTAAGATAGCAAAGCGTTCAAGTGCTTTGGGGTGTGTTGTATGACAAGCTGGCAAATTAGCCTTTTGTGCCATTTTGTAAATTTCTTGTTTAGTCATGTTATTTCTACCACTAAGTCATTATTGGATTTAATGAAGTTAATCGTTTTCTGAATATATCTCTCGAATTCTGATCTACTAATGCTTGATTGTTGCAAATCAGCATATTCGATTAAATCCCTTACCGCTTGGATGCCTTGACCTGATAAACCCATCTTCATGGTGTTTTGATAGCGTTCTGCTGCTTGATGGAGTGCGTCCTGTGCTTTTTGGCATATTGGCATTACCTCATCTTTTCCAATGCCGTTTCTTGCCATCATTTCGGAAAGATTAAGGACATCTACTAAGGTTCGCCAATCGGTGACTGTTCCATGTCCTTTGGTCATTGCTTCTAGGGCTGAGTATTCAAGCATTCTGAGCTTGTCTAACTTTTCTCTGTGGGTGATAGACGCACCAATGATTGCGTGTTGAGTGGGGTCTATCAATGCCCAAACCTTGCGTTTAGTGCGCTTCCTCATGGCTCGATGTCTGATTCTTGCTTGTAGTTAACTTTGTGATGCTGAAAGCGCATTGCGGCTTCCATCTCTAGTTCTTTGAATTGCTCGTCAGAGAACAAGCCTATGACATTGCGACCTTCAAACCAAACCTCTTTGATTGACTCGTTATAGGTCGAATCCTCGTCCTGTTCGTATTCATAAACGATTGTGACGATCTCGCTACCTTCGCCTGTGGTTGTGTCAAATTCCCAAGTATTTTCCATGTCTTCACTCCTGTTAAAAATTAAACTTTATCAATGTTTTGTAGGTTTTTGAATAGGGACTTACCCTAAGTCCTCTTTGACCATTACTTCCACCATCCCGATAGTTCCATAGACCTTTGTTGAGTGAAGCGACACTACTTGGCTGTCATCCAAGAAAACAATTCCATTCATGCCATCAAATATTGCTTTGCAAAAATTATCTATGTCACTTTTCTTTGTTGGGCGTTCATCCCCTGATAAACAGGCTTGGGTGCGTTTTTTACTGTAACTGGCTGGAATCGGTAAGGTTATGTAGATGTAAGCTCCTACGGGCGTTTCTAGGGGTTCGCTACTGCCCATTGCCTCTTTTGCCGCCTCTGCTACCTTAGTTTCGTAGTCAACAGTAGTTTTGGGGCTGTAAGTTGACACAAATTTACCCCTTCTAGCAAACCTTGGGCGACCCTTTGGCACTGGCGTTCCATCCACCATAAAAGAAACAATAAAGCTCATAAAAGTTGTCCATCCTTAATTCTGTTCATATATTCTCGAATTCTGTCTCTAGCACCAACACCATAGATTCTTTCGGCTCTCTCTAATCTGGCACGAATGAGATCACGATTCTTTGATGTCTCCCAAGAACGATAGAGTTCTCTGGCTTCTGATTGCTCAAGAATTACCCTATCACTTGGGTTTTCAATGTTTCTTCTACTCCAAGTCACCTGTAAGCTCCAGTGCTTTGTTAATCAGGTGCAAAGGGTAAGGTACGCCATCTTTTACCTTGTCCAGCAGTCTCATGGCTTGGTAGTAATTCATGCAAATAAAAGTTGTTGGGTTTTTACAGTAGTTCCAGAATCGTATCTTTGAGAGTCACCTTTTGGATACGGCAAAACTTCATATTTCAATTTCGAACGCAAAACTTTTTTGTCTGTTTTAGACCCATGAAACAAAATATATCTGTGCTTTCTAGAACGCTCAATATAGTAAAAATCATCGCCATGAATTTGCTTTATTTCAGCAAGTGTTAATCCATCACCAATTGTTTTAGCGTGCTTGTGTTCTTGACCTTTTATAGTCCAATCAATTCTGTTAGCTGATAAACCAGTGTAAAGAAAATTAGTAGCTTGATATACATATCCAACATGATTTTTACTCGTATCTGCAAATGAAACAACAATCATTGGTTTTGGCAATAATTTGATTGAATTCGCAATTAAGAATGAAGCCTCGTTTTTGTGGTTGTCCAATAAACAGACTCGGTTTAGTTCTAAAACTTTGTCTGAATACTCTTTTCCACAAATTCCCATGCAAAGTGGTGGCGAAGCCGGTATTCCATAGGTCACTACTCCAACTAAAATATCATCCTTGTAAAGTCCAAAAGCGTGCATTATTTGAGGCATCCGTTTTGCATAGTGTTTCTCTAGCAACCAAGGCTCTGCTTCAAAATTGTTAATTGGTAAAACCCTCATGATTTTTTCCATTGATGTCTCTCAAGCCACTTCTTAGCTTTTTCTTTAGCTTCCAAGGTTGCTTGCTTTTCCGCTTCTGTAGATTGTTTGACGATCTGCAAAACCTCTTTGACAGGGATATGCGGTCCTTGGTTGCATAGATTGCGAAACTTTATGGCACTCGGAATAAACTCTCCATCCAGTTTGGCAATAGCAAAGTCCATGCTTGGTCTGTAGGTCAGGAAACGACCTAATTGTGTTTTCCATTCTTGTCGAACAAAGTCTGGGTCTATGCCATCAAAGTGACGATTGAATGGTGTTCCAAAGATTGCCATCATTCTCGCAAAGATGTAATCTAATCCTTGGTCTTGCGTACAAAAATCAGTTTCCGAGTAGTTTGACATTGCCACCTCCGATTAAGCCTCTTGTTAAACCTGAAATAACTCTTTGGTTCATTTGTCCAGTTTTGCTTAGACTCTTATCTTTTACCCAATCAGCTTTGAAAGACTGCCAATTCCGGACGATAGTTTCTTTCAATGCGTCTTCCAATGACCATCCTGCAATCGTTGCTTGCTCTTGTATGCCATCAATAACCAATTGAGTAACCCGAGCTTTCTTTGACTTCCTGTGGGCAATAAACTCTTGCCAAACAGAATCAGAAACACCGACAGGTGTTGCAACGATAGTTGCTTTCTTTTGTGTCTTGTGTTCTGTGTCTTGTGTATTGGGTATTGTGTCTTGGGTAGCATTGCTATCGGATTGCGTTGGCAATGCGTTCGCATCACGCTTATTCCATCTAGCTTTGGCACTAGCACTAGCCTTCTCTGATTTGTCACCAGCTTTAGCTATTTCCTTGTTTGCCCTGTTATGAATCCATCCATCATCTGTGCGCTCGAAATACTCTTGCAATACGATTGCAATGCTTTCGATATGCGAACGCATACGAATCTGTCTTGATACTTCAACTTCATCAAGTGGAATTGGACATTCATGGAGATAGTACCAATCAAGCAAGCGCCTGTAGACTAAATCCTCCATCTCAGAAAGATGGGAAGTGTGGCTTTGGTAGTCACCAATGTTGAACTGGTAATAGTACATATTTTCCGCTTTTTTAACCACCCTTTAAAGGAATTGCCAGCAGGAGAAGGGCTAACTCTTTTCGGTCGGGTAATTAGTCCGACCTAGCTGGATTCCATAATATCAAACTAATTCTACTTTGTAAATCAAATCTTTTGATTGTTAGTTATGCCGCTGTCGTGGCTTTACTTGCCAGGACGCTAGAAACCCACCTTAACCGACCAATTTACATCAAAGAGTTTTACCAATGACCCAAGCACAAGTAATCAAAGCCCTCCAGAACGGCTCACTCACCTCACAAGAGGTATCTAATCTCACTGGTATGCCTCAAGCTACAGTCCTGTCTACCGCTAAGAAACTACGCTATCAGGGCAAGTTGAACACAGAGAGCGTCAAAGTTGGTAGGTCATGGGTAGC